GTCCGTCCCTAATGCGGCGGCGGTGCTGTTATCAGCGAAATCAAGGTGGAAACCATTCGTGCCGTAGGAACCGGTATAAGCTTTGGGTTGCCAGATGCCGTTGTCGTCGAACTCACCGAAGCTGGTAGGGTCTAGCGCTTGGCCGTCGATGAAGTGGATGTCGGCTAGGTAGCCAGAAAAATAATTAACGCCATTAACTCTGCCAATAGAGTGCGCAACCGTATTGTTTATTGCCCAATCAGAGTTTTGCGAGGGATAATTTGTTGATGCAAACGCGGTAACTTCTACACCATTAACGTATAGCTTGACTCTATTAGCTGCGGTTGCTTGGGTTGTATCAAACGCTACAACAATGTGATACCAAGCAGAAGCATCTCTAAAAACAGCCGAAGTGACAAGCGCGTTCGTTAACGCAGTTACAACTACAAATTGATTACTTGAATTAAAAAATAAAAAAGTTTCAGTTGTATTTGAGCCTGTATCGCCAGCGAATATAGTGCCAGCAGATCCCAGCGCACTTCTCTTCACCCACCCCGCCCAGGTCCACGTCTTGCGGTTGCCGGCTGATGCGGGGGTGCGAGACAAGTAGGCACTGTCGCTACTGTTGAAACGAACGCTTCTGCTAATGGAATATCCTCCGGCTGCAGCAGTAGCAAGCAGGAGAGGATTAGCGCTTCCAGGAATCATTAGCTCAGCTCAGGTTGGTGATCAGGGTGGCAGTGATCTTGGTGCTACTTTGCACCGCATACACCAAACAATCAACCGCGTTGGCAGTGGTCGTTAGCGTCGGTGCGGTTCCTCCGGTGAAGTCCCACTGACTGCCGTAAGCCAGTGTCCGGGAGCCGGTGCCATCCTGCGTGATCCAAATGCAGCCCGACTGACCTGCGGTGAGATTAGTCGGGTTTGCAAGGGTCCGATTGCCACCAAGCGTCACGCTGAAGTTATTGGAGTCAGCAAAATCAGGCGTGATCGTGGCGCCGTCGGTTAGGGCAGTAATTTCACCGCGCTGGCCCTTTGTCCAAGTCTGCGCCGTATCCAGTGCCGCATAAGCACTTAGGTCGCTGGTAAGCGCAACTGTGCCAGAAGCATTAGGCAGGCTGATGGTGCGGTCAGCCGTTGGATCGGTGGCGCTCAGCGTGGTTTCAAAAGCATCAGCAGTGGTGCCTTCAAATACCAGGCTGACGTTGGTATCAAGGTTGATGTTGCCAGTTACCGTGCCACCCGCTTTAGGCAGTGCAGCATCAGCAAGGTCATAGGCAGCCTTAACCGCTGTAGAAGTCGCCGCCAGAACGGAACTGGTGGTGCTAGTCGAATCACTGAGTTGAACGACACCGACAACAGAGGTGCTAGCAGAGGCGACACTGATTGCCGGGGTGGTAGTTCCGTTGGCAACGCTGATTGCGCCAGAGCCTGAAACGCTGGTAACAGTTCCAACAAAGTCAGCGCCCCACTCCAAACCAGTCGCGGTTGCACTGTTCGCACGCAATACCTGACCGTTGGTGCCAACGCCAAGCTTGTTGAGCGTGGTGCTAGCCGATGCCGCCAGCAGATCACCCTTGGTGTAAGAGGTGACGCCAGTGCCGCCTCGGCCAACAGCAACAGTGCCGCTTGTCAGGTTTGTGGCGTTAGCCGCCTCAGTCGCAACCTCTTCAATTGCGGTTTGAACGTTGGTGGCAGCAATCGTGCCTGCAGGTGTAAAGCCAACGTTTGCAGCGGTCTGCGCCACATACGTACTGGACACGTCAATTTCAGTCCAGCTGGCGCCATCGCAAAGGATGATGTCAGGCGGTGCCAGTGCAACAGCAGGTGCAGGCGCCACACCCGTACCAGCCTCAGCAACCACCACGTAATAAGAGGTGAGGGTGCTAGATGCAGCAGGCAGCGGATCACCAGCCACCAAGCCGACAGCAGCGCCGACCGTTGTAGTAGTAACAACCTCATTCAGGGTGGCGTCATAGGTGCCGGCAAATACCAGCTCACCCAGCGAAACACCGACCGGCTGCCAGACGTTACCGTCCCAGAGATAGATGTTTTTATCAAGCGGGTTGAAGAACAACTGACCGATAAAGTCAGCCGTTGGCAGTGCCTCACCAATCTGTGCGGTGGAGTAATCCGACAGCTTCGCGCCAGTGATCGCGTCATTAGCAACCAATGCCGTGGCAAAGGTGCCGGTTGTGATCTTGCTGGCGTCAAGGCTTGGTACATCAGATGCACTCAGCGTGGTGCCGGCGCTGACGTGACCCTGCGCGTCAACCGTGACTTTGGTGTAAGTACCAGTTGCAACGCTGTTGGAGTGATTGAGCGTGCCGCTGCTGACGCTTAGACCCGTGCCAGGAACGATGATGCCCTTGGCGACGCTGGTGGCATCGGGGAGATCGCCGGGAACCAATGCGCGGAAACTAGGCGCAGCATCAGAGCCAGTGGTCGGTCCAGCCCAGACGCGGTTGGCGGCTTGAGTGTCAAGCGTTACATCAACGTTGGCGCTGAAGTTATCCGGGTACGAAACCGAAAACGCCAGTGGCGAGGCGTCGCTGACCGTAAGCGTGTTGACCGCTGCCTGACGCTGCCATGCGCTGCCGGTCCAGGTGTACTCAATACCTGTTGCAGTGTTCAGCCACTGCTGACCCGTAAATGCGCCAGAACCGCTCGGGGTGGCATTGCTGACAATGATCGCGCTGTTGTCTGCCAGTTTTGCGGCGGTTACCGCGTCGTCAACGATCTTGGCGGTAGAAACCGCGTTGCTAGCCAGCTTGGCTTCGGTGACTGCTGCGCTTGCGATGGTGGCAGCAAACGATCCCGTGCCAGAGCCGGTAACGTCGCCGGTCAGCGTGATTGTCTGGTCGCCCGTGTTGGTGCCGGAGCTAGTACCACTGAAGGTGCCGCTGAAGGTGCCGGATTGTGTGGCGAGTGTGCCGAGCCCCAGCGTGGCGCGTTGTGCTGCAGCGTCAGCATCGTCAAGTAGTGCCCGTCCCGCTGCGGTGCAGGTAATTTCTTCTACGTCGCCGGATCCTGCGCTGCTGCGACCCAGCAGTTTGTCCGTGGCGGAAACGTCTTGGATCTTGGCGTAGGTGACTGCACCGTTAGCCAGTGCTGCCGTGTCAAGGCTGCTGACCTTGGCAGTCGTTACGGCGCCGTCAAGGATTTTGGCGGTGGTAACTGCGTCGTTGGCAATCGTCGCATTTACGTCGGCATAGGCACCAGCCGCATAAACCTTCAGGATGCCGGTACTGCTGTTGTAGTAGCCGCGACCCTCAAAGTTGTCGCTAACAGGAGCGGTGGTATCAACCGCAATGCTGGAATCAGCCGCAAGCTTGGCTGCAGTGACAGCGCCAGAAGCAAGGGCAGTAGCGCCGATCTTGGTGGTGCTGGACTGATCCAGTTTTGATAGATCAATGCTGCTGGCATCTACAAGGTCGAGACCGGCATCTACCAGATCCTTGACCGTGATCTTTTTGGTCTGACTGGCCGATACGTCGGCAACAGGCAATACGTCGGTGGCCGCCGCAGACGCAGCCGAAAGGGCAGGTAACTGCGTAATGCGTTGGTCGGACAAGGTAAAGCCTCCAGTGCCTGCGGCCGTAAAGTCAGTTTAATCAGTCGTTTCCTGTAGCAGGAAGTTGAGAGACTGTTCCAGTTGGATGCGGTCGTCGTCTTCCTTGAGGATGTAATCGGCAGGGCGTCCCACCAGCAACCGAATCTCGCCTGTGGTTACAAAATCAATCGCGCACTGGATTGTGTCAGTTGTGTTGACCGTGACGCCAGCCCGCGTGACCATCGCGGTTGCTTGATAAAAGATCGTTTCCGTTTCAGGCGTAATTTCCGAGTCGGTCAGATAAAACGCGCATTCAAATTCGCTGCCAATATCAAGACGTTGGATCAACTGCAGCATCACCAAGGGCGTTTCTTTTTCGCCGTTAGTTGTGTAATCAAACAGGCAGTCAATCGTTCCACTGCCGCTGATTAGTCCTGCTGCAAATTGGCTACGGAACTTATCGCTTAGGGTTGTGGCGTCAAGTGCTTCGCGGTCGGTGTTGAGCTGATAGCTGGTTACATTGCCAAGCGTGTTGTAATTAACGTCGCGGATTGTGTAGCTGATCGCAAGCGGGTTGCCGGTAAAGGCATAGGTGCTCAGTTCAGCAGCTCTGTTGTTATTGACCGCATCGGAAAAGGTAGTGAAAAACCGTAGGCCGCCTGCGTTGTTGACGTTGACGTAAGCCGAAATTGAGTGCTCCACCACGCCTGAGGCCCATGCACTGCTGGCAAAACACACCAAGCCGCGTGCGTCGGTGGTCGTAATGTCTACGCGGTCGCCAGTAAGGATATTGTCTAGGGATGTATCAAAACCGATGCGATTGAGGCTGGTGTTTACATCTGCCGGGTCAATGCTGTCAGCAACTTCAATCGGGATGACGCCTGTATTGCGGCGCAGTTTTACGGAACCATGAACGCCTAGGAATACCGTCATTCGATTACGCCTCCGGCAATGAAGTCGCCGTCAACCGTAAATTGAATTGGCACCGAAGTCAGTTCGCCCGTAGAAACCGCCACCTGTGCCGAGGTGATGTAGGCGTAAAACTGGATGTTGTCGTTGGCGTTGGTGCCGACTTTCAGTTCCATCAGCACGCGGTCAGATTCGGCAACCGCGCCAACCTTTTGGATCTTGCCCAGTAATGCCGTGAACTGGCTGTAGGTGGCAGACTCACCAGCCTCAAGCCTGTAGTACACCAGCGTGGCGCTGCCGGTGGCGCTTTTGATGCCAGGGACAAACGTGTTGCTGGTGCTATCGACGGTGTTCGTACTGATCAGTTCAACCGTCGTATCAAGCGACCAATCACGAATCTTGGCGACAGGCTTCCCGTCCACCACCAAGGAACCGGAGCGACCTGTATAGAAGCCCATCAGACCGTGTTATGCGTAGTTTCAGGCTAGCGGATGACAAATAGCCCGTCGCTAAAGTCAGCAATCAAGCTCTGGCCGGAGTTATCACAGGGATGCTCCACAGCCCGGACACTGACTTCGCCTTCCTCATCCATCTGGACTTCAACCACGCGGAAGGTGCGCTTCGCCTTGGCAGGTGTTCCAAGCACAAATAGCCAGCCTTCGTAACCGGCAAGTGAGCTAGCCACGTTGGAGCTGATGCTGGCGGTTGTGGTGATGACGCTTTGACCATCTTTGTAAAGCAACACGCTGTAGCTGCCGTTGGGGATGGTGTCTGCCAGCGGGATGTTTAACGCGCCACCCGATTCAATCTGTCCGCTGTAAATGCCCTGCCATTCCTGTAGGCCGGCATCGACGTAGATGTAGGCGCCAGGGGACAGGGGGCTGTCGGTTGGGAAAGTTTTGAACTCGATGTTGCGGCGGATGTTGCGGCGCTGCTGGCACAACAACTTGGCGTACATGATCGCTTGGCTTCTGTTGGTGACGTATTGCGACAGGTCAAACGTCTGACGGATTGCGGTTGCTTCAGTCACGCCAACAAGACTTACATCCACGCTGGCATTACGCGGGAACACACCGTCGCGTTCGGTGTTGCGATAAATCACCGTGGCAATTAGATCCTGAACACTGCTGCCGTAGTCAATAAATTCTTCCTTGTAGGAATCCTCAAGGATGTTGCCGGCGGTAAACATGGCGCGGATCTGCACCGTGCGGATGATGTTGCCGGCGTTGTCGCAGGGCACTGCAGGAATAAGGGTTTCCTTGCCGCCAATCCGGCCAAGTTCCAGCAGGCTATACGGTGCAATTTCTGCCCAGAATTGACGCCAGGCAGTCGGCTCAGCAATCACACCATCAAAGAACAGATTGTTGCGTTGGCAGAAACGCTTAGCCAGTGCCAGTGCAGGCAGATCAATACCTTCAACCTTGGCGTACTGTCCGATGCCGTCAACGTTGTCAAGAATGGTGTCTAGGAAGATTTCGGGTGCAAAGCTGGAGGCGGTGTCCGGATTTGCGCTGTAAGTCCCGTCGTCATTGAGGCGGCGCACTAGGCGACCTTTGTTGATAAAGACGCTCATGGAGCGCAGATCTTGTACGCCTTGACCGCTGTAGACGTTGAAGCCCAGCATTGTCAGGTTGTTGTACAGCTGCGGGTAATTACTGAACGCCTCGGTTGATTGTTCGGTGACAGCTTTAATTTCTAGTTCTGGACCGTTATCAAAGCTGAAGTTCAACTGCGTGTCTGAGCGCATGGAGAACAGGCCCCATTCGTCAAGTTCAGACGGGTTGCGGTTAATGGGTGCCAGCAGTCCATCGCGGTTGCGTAGTTTGCCGGTGAAGGTAAACGTACCGCCTGCAGGTCCGCTGATGGTTTGAACGTTGCCGGCATTTTCGATGTAGGCAAAATCAGTGAAGCCGTACTGGCGCATTTCAGCAGCAGTTTCAGCAATCGGCTCAAACTTGAATTGCCAGTTGCCGGTGTTGTCGTTTGCGATGAATTTGAGCGAAATGAAGTTGTCTACGTCTGCGCCACGGCGGACAACAAAGATGCGTGGTACGCGAGTCCAGTCATTGCCAGTGCGGCGATACCAGACCCAGAAGAACATGGAGCGCAGCTTGTAACCGTTATCGCTCTCCTTGTAGTTGTCCATGGTGACTTCGCCATAGACCTTTTGCCGCCCTTGTACTCGCTTGAATACGCGAGCTTTTAGCGCAAAATCAACAACACGGCAGGGGGTAATTGTTTCGTAAGTTGCTTCCTCAATTTTCACCAAACATTTGGTGTTAAAGAAGTCGTTCAGCAGCTCCGGGTTGCGAAGAACAGCTTCGTAATATGCCTTTTCGGCTTGCTTTTGGTTGATTTGATTTTGCCAACCGCTAGAGCGGCTATTTGTGGCATCCAGATCAACGTTGCTAGTGCCACCGTAGATTTCTGCCAGCTCTTTGTTGAGGTTGTTTTGCTCACGTAGCAGACGTTTGCGATCTTCACGCAGATTGCGCCCCTTGCGATCAGCAAAGCCATATTGACGAATTGCCTCGTCTAATTTCGCCTGCAGGTTTTTCAGGCGGCGGTTGACGCCACGTATTTCTTCTTTCCATTGCCGGATTTTGTCTCTGTCCCGCCTGTTGCGTTCTTTGTCAAGTTCGTCGTCAATTTTACTTTGTAGTTCACGACGGCGTTCGCGGGCATCTTCTACCTTGTTTGCAAAGTGAATTGTTTCTCCACTGAAATTACTGCCGTCATCTCCAGCAATTTCTTCGATTTCAGCGATTGTCCATTTGCGGTCACGCAGTTCCTCAATCTGATCAATACGGTCGTTGATTTGATTGATTCGATTGGTAATTTCGCCAGCGCGGGCTGATGCAGAGCCAGTAAGAATCGGCGGCGTCTGCGAAATAAGCCTGTTCAGCTCTACGATTTCTGCATTAAGGCGTTTAATTTCATCTGTTGCCTCGCGCTCATTGGCCTTGTAGTTGAGCGTGCCGTAATCTTCCTCTGGGCAAATGCCGGGTTCGATACATTCCAGATCAATGGTGGTCGCATCGTTATCCAACTCCAGATCTTGAATTTGACCCTTAACGCGAAACTTGGCGCTGCCTAGCTTGTAGGTGCTCGCCGCGTCTATGTAGCTCAGCAAAGTACGACGCAACTCGGATGCGGCTTGGCGTACATCGCTGGCACCATTGCTGGCAAGCCCTTTGAAACGCAGGGTAAATACAGTCCCAACAGGAACAACCGGGCGTGAGTTATCTAAAACGTTGTCGGGCCAATATCCACCGCGTCCGTTCAGTTCAATCCCTAGATCTGCCCGCAGGCTGGATGAACCCCTTTCGTCACGATCCAGATAAACAACGTTGATTGGAATTGGCGCCGTAACGCCGCACCGTGTCATCGTGGACGGTGAAAACGCTTGGCTAAAACCTTCTGCTTTTTGCGCTCCAGTTAAGGCAGCACGGTAAACAAACGCTGATGCAGGCTCGTTGACGCTCGTTGGATCTGTGCCAGCGCCGAAACGTTGATCACTAAAACGCAGAATCCCGTTTTGCCGTAAATACAGCCAATACTTTTGCGCGCCAAACTGACGCAGGGTTGCCTGACCAAAGGCTGTGCGGGCTACATCAATGCCGGTGGGATCAATGTTTGACGCGCCAATCACTGCAGCCATCTGCATGAACTGACTGGAGCCAAAGCTGCTGACAGCGGACCACACCATTGAGGTGTTGACGCGAACGCCGCCCGTTGTGTTTTGGTCGGTGTTGCAATAAACCAGATTGACGGGATCGCCGTACTTCGCCAACTCCTGTGCGCTGTTAAATCCGAAACGCGGGGAAAATGCTTGATCGCGTCTACGGCGTTGGTCCTGTTGCGAAGGTAGTTCTGGCTTTGGTGCTAATAACGCGGCGCCTACCTGAAACAGGATGCCAACAATAGTTAGAACTAAACCGATTGTTCCCGGATCGTTTTGTGGCAGTAACAGGCGATCTTCAGGCAGTTTTGTGTGATCAAATTGCGCCTGTACAAAGTTCAGATATTCCTGCTCGCTAATGCCCAGCTCAGCAATCAGCTGGTGTTCGTAGGGCAGTAGGCGGCGGGTCATTTGTGAAGCCTGAAATAATGGCCGTGATTAGGCGGAAGCGGAGCCAGCACCACGCCGGATCTCTCGCTGATAAACAAAACGTTGCCGTCGTCTAACACTGTACCCATGGCGCCGCCCTTTGTACCAGGCAGCAACACAACCGCGTGACGCTCAGGACCATCTAGCCGCGTGCCGTTTTGTAGCAGCCATTTCGCCATGATCCGACGCGGAAAGGTGTCGTCGGTATAGCGCTCAAAGTACCAAGCAAAATCTGGTGTGTGATCGTAGTAGCCGAGCCGGCGGCGAACTTCGGCAAACAGGAGGCAGCAATCGACCGTGCCTGAACCATCGCCGGGGTAGGCGCCCCACGCACGCTTCAAGCCGATTAGGTCGTTCACCGCAAATACAGCTCGCTGTTAAGAGGCAGCGGGCCAACGTTTTCGCGTGTCAAGGTTCGAGCTGGGAAGGCGCTGCCCACGCTGTCGATTGCAGAGCGGAAACGCAGTTCAACAGTGGTCTCGCTAAAGCTGGCGCCAATGCCGATGTAGTAATCCGTCAGCGGCGTCAGGATTTGATCGCTGGCATTAAGCCACGCTGTTGTGAACGCCAAGGTGCTCAGGCGGTTGCCGTTGGCTTGCTCCACCAGCCGCAGCACAACCTCAAGATTCGGAAACAGCACCTGTAGCGTTTCGTTGTCGCCGTTGAGCGTGGCAAGCGCACCAGATGCTTGAAACGGAGCAAAGCTGTAGGACTCGCTCAGATATGTACTGCTGGCGCCAACAAAATAATTCTGGTAGCGATGAACGACACCACCAGCAGTTGTCAGTTTGAAATACTGTGCGATGCGGATTTCGCTCATCAGTAATCAAGCTCCCCGGCAAGGCTGATCGTCACAGTGTTACGTCCCACGTAAACCGAACGCACTTCAGGCGGGCTGGTGTATTCCCACTTGATTTGCGTGGGCGATTGGATCTTGCTGGTTAGCGTCGCATCCATCCCGGCAAATGTTTCGGCGGGTAAGGTGAACCGACTGAAGCCGCCAGATGTGCCGTTGTAATGGTCGATCAGCTGGGATGCTGCGGTGTCGGTGATGTTGGCGAAGGTCAGTTGCAGTTCATAGCCGTAGGCGCGGTTGCCAAAGGCTCGTTTGACTGTGGCGCCAGACAAGGCGCGATATACCTTCGTAGGGAACTGCCCGAGACGGAAGCTCCGCTCTGATGGTTTGATGCCGGGGAATTGAGCAGTCATCAGCGGAGACCCACGCGGCTACGGGTGCCAGGGCTTTGCTGCAGTTTATCTAAGGTCATTGTCATCCCTCGTTTTGCTCCGTCGCTGGCGGCTTGGCGGCGGGTGGCTGCCATGGCTTGCTCCAGTTGATCACGGCTGACGTATTCGACCCCGCCAATGTTTGTGGTCTGGAAGCTCATGTTGAGCACTGGCGCACCTGCTGCAACGGAATTGGAACCCATGGCAGAACGCAGGTCGTTGTTTGACATGACGTTGCCGCCTGTGCTGGGCAAGAACAACTCAGGTCCGCGCTCACCAACGATGTACGGCTTACCACCAGTAACGGGACCGCCCGCAGCTCTTGCACCAAAACCACCGCCAAATCCCAAGAACGACAACACACCTTTTCCGTCAGTGCCAGCAAGAAGATTTAGCCCTGCCATCATCAATAAACGGCCTACGGCCATTAAGGAGTCACGCAAAACATCATTCCAGTCTTTTGTTTTGCTTATCAAATTATCAAAAGCGTTCGTTAGTAAATCCCCAACGCCAGCGCCTATAGCTGCAAATTGCTGTTCAATAAATTTGGCTTGATCTTGGGCTGCTTTTTGTTCTTTTGTTACTTTTTGAATTTCTGCTATTTTTCGGCGAATTGCCTCGGCATCTTGGTCTGTTAAAACAATACCCTGTGCTTTTAGTTGATTTTCTATTTCAAGAAATTGAACTGCTTGTTTTTGTATGTCTGTTGTAGCTGTCAGCTGTATAAGCTCCATATCTAGCTTGTCCATTATTTCTTTAATACGCTCTTGCTTATCTCGTGCAAGTTCTCTTAATTTATCTTCGCGGTCTAGTTCTGCATCTTTTGTCCGCACAATTTCTTGCGCGCGAATTACAGCTTTTTCTGTTTGGTAATTAGCATTAAGCAGTGCTTTGGCGGTATCACGGTTAATATCTGCAACTTTTTGATCGTACTCAAGTCTGATTGCCAGTTCTTTATTCCCTTCAAAAAGAGCATCGCGTATGCCGTCTTGCGTGACGGACATAAGCTTCATAGCCTGTAGGTCTTCTTGAAGAAGTGCTGTGCGGTCTTCTGGGGGTTTGGGACCTTTTGCCCCAGCGCCACCTGACGGTGCCGCTTGGGACGGTACTTGAAAACTTGTAAGTGGACCTGCAGCTGGGGCAGTCGGAGCAAAAGCGCCAGGGACTAAACGCCGCAGCTCTGCTTGTTTCTGGCTTTCATAAAACTTTTGTGCTGCTGGATTAAACGCACGTATTCCGCCAAGTACGCCAAACTTACGTTGCGTCGTTGTTTCAGCAGCACGTGCCGCTTGTATTTCCGCTTGAGCCATACGGCCCCCATTCATTAAATCGGAAAGTCTTGAAATAGCTCTTGATACCGCGTTGACAAAATCAGTAACGCGATCAGTTAGCCACTGCATAGCCGGCCCAAACGCACGCACTAGATTTGTGGCTAAACCTGCTAAAGACTGTCCTAGAGCATTGACGCTAGCGGTCAACCGCTCCATCGCTGTTTTAGGTTTATTTGCTGCTGTTACACCTTCATTACCCATTTTTACCAGAGTATCAATAAGTGTTTGTACTGAAATGTCGCCGTCCTTTGCCATTTTTAGAATGGCATCGCGGCTGACACCGTATTTATTTGCTAGCTCTCCTTGGATATTTATTCCTTGACTTGTTAGTTGATTAAGTGTTGCTTGCGTTACTTTTCCGGATTCAAGAGCTGATGTAATAGCGTTACCTGTTTTCTCAAATGACCCACCGTACTTATCTGTAAGTGTAGTAACAAGCTGGATTGCTTTGGCTTGATCTTCAAGCTCTAGTCCCAGTCCTCGGATATTCTGGATTACTGCTGTAAATTTTTCTACATCAGTATTGGCGGTCTTAAACGCAGCAGCTAATTGCTTAGTTTGCTCTGCAGAGAAACCTAAATCTTCTCCAAGTTGTTTAACTGCTTGTCCTCTAGACGCAATATCGCCGATCAATGTTCCAAGTAATGATCCGGCAAAGCTTCCCCCAGGGCCTGCTAAACCTCCTACAAGACCACCGATAGCACCACCAGCGGCGGCTCCACCACTTTGGCCAAACAACAGTGGAAAAGCTCCGCCGATAACTGCGCCGCTTACTGCTCCCCCTAAACGTCCTCCGATACCGCGACTTGTCCGCGCAGCTGCGCCGGTAGCCGGAGGCAGAGCCGGACCTTGTACGCCAAAACCTGCGTTTGCTGTGGGAACGGCTTTGCGCTGTAAGGCTATTTGCTGTTGAATTAAACGATTTTGTCTGTCTCTTGCGGCATTAGCTTGGCCCAATGCTTGCACGTATTGCCGTACTGCGTCTGCTTCAGCAACTGTCCCAGCGTTTACTTTATTGAGTGTTGCAGCAGCTTTTGCAAGATTTGCATTGTAGGCATTGAGACTTTGCGAGGCACCGGCTAACCGTTTGTTTACACTATCTACTCCTGTAGAAAGAGTATTTATCTGTTTTGTAATAGCCTGAAGCTGCTGTATGCCCTTTACACCAATCTCAATATCGGCTCTGTAGGCAGCCACGGCGTTCCACGCATACTCTGGTACTTCAGTTTACGGTGTAAAAAAGCCGCCGGGTTAGCGGCGGCGTTTGGCCTTTTCGATTTCCTTTTGTTGGTCTTCGTTCAGGATCTGGAAGTAGGCGCTCCAGCCGAGTAACTCCTCGGCTGTCATGGTTGTCCGAACCTCGGTAAGAGTTAGGCCCAGTTCCTTGGCGACGCCAAACTGGAGCATGAGCCAGTTGTCCTTGCGGAGTTCGGCGCTCAGGATTTTGGGTCGATGGGCTCGGCGTCGTCGGTCAGGATTGCCAGCATCAAAGCCTGCAAGTCCTTGTCCTTAACCTCGTTCTTCAGTACGTCTACTTCGCCGACGCTGAACAGTTTGGAGCCGGATTCGTCGAGGGCCTTTGCGATCAGCAGTTGGAGTGCAAAAGCGTTGGCGTCGTCAGACTTGGCCTGCTTTTGGGCGCGTTCGCGCTCGGCCATCGTCAGCGGTGCCACCCACATTTCAAATTTGCTGCCGTCGGACAGCTCTACTACTTTTTTGACTGGCTCCAGGTTGGCGGCCTTGCGGAGACGGTCGATTGCGCGTACAGGAACGGGCATACCAATGCTTGGGGTATGGGATTAGTGTAGCGGAGTAGAAATGAAAAACCCCGGCTGGGGGCCGGGGCTTGCTGAACTGACTGCGACAGCAGACTATCAGGCGGAGGTGCTGAAGTCGAAGGTCGGGGTGCCAGCAGGGCGGAAGTTGACGGTTACCGATTGGGCGTCGTCGGGGTTGATGTTCAGGCTGGCCGAGGTCAGCACTGCATCGAAAGCGATGGAACGGCTCAGGCTCTCGCTCAGGGTGCCGCCGCTGAACACGCGGTCGGTGTAGAGCTTGAAGGCAGCGCCGTTTTGCTGGCGCTGGAGCACGTCCTCGATCATGCGGTTGGACAGGGCGGCGTCCTCGTTGGTCATGTAGACCGTTGCGGTGCCGGTGCCATCGCCGAAGCCACTGATGTAGCTACGGAAGGGCACATATTGGCCGGGGGTTTGGCCGATTGTGGTTACGTCGATCTCAGCGCGGCTGATCTCAAAGCTCCAGTCGCGGACTTGGCCGACGACGGCGAAGTCGGCGTAGTACACCTCAAACTCGTTGGGAGCAGCCACGGTGCCATCGTCGGTGATGGCCAGGATGGTGCCGCCGGCAGAGGTCGATACGGTGAGCGCACCAGTTGCAGCGGTGTAGCTCAGCACGTAGTAGGTGGTGGCGTCAGAGATAGGCGCAGGCAGGGTGCCGGTGCCGGAGCCGCCCGTCTGGCTGTTCACCACGCGGAATTTCACCGGGTCGCCTGCCTTGAAGTTCAGGTAGGGGGCGACGGTGATTACATCGGTGCCAGTGTTGACGCCGGCTTCGCCGAAAGTGCCGGTGGTGCCGGCGGGTTTGTAGTAGAGGGCGCCGGACGTGCCGGACAGAACGGTGGTGGCCATAGGGCGTACCAAGTGGACGTTGTGGGCGGGCACTGCCCGGCTTAATACAGGTTAGCGCCTGTTGTTAAGCACTACCTATGACAGGACAGTTGCAACGTAGGAGGTATCAATCCTCCCAACAAAATGCGGAGCTTCTTCTGTTGCTGAAAAAGTTGGGCCGTTAAGTTCGCCGACGCGGAAAAATACGCCACTGGTTGTTTTGGCGGCGTTATTGAGTGTTTCCAGTGCGTTGACTGCTGTTGTGATCAGAGTTTGGTTGCGTGCGGGACCTTTGCCTTTCTCGGTGAAAATGCGGATAACAATCGCGCCACGAGCGTTGTCAACGCTGCTGGTAAGTGTGGGTTCGTTGGTAATACCGAAAGTAACATTGACGCGAACGTACTCAGTGGTGGTGTTAGGCGGGACTGCTGTGATGTTGTCGAAATAAACGGGTACTGGTGGCACCAGTGCGTCAAACGCTGTAAGCAGCGGGTTTTCGACAGCGGCGCGGATCGCTTGGTAGTTCATAGTTTCACGCTGCGAAGTGCTTGATCCATGTAGAGACTTATCGTCTTGTCTATTTTCCCACCGCGTAGATATGTTGTGTACCAGTCCAAAGGTGCTGTGCGTTGATTAGGTCCATCCGCTTGCAGGGATAGATCACCGCGAGTTCCGCTAGTGCGATTACCCCTTTCGGCTTCTTTAATCGGCCCAAAGCCTGGGTATCTGTAGGTACTTTCGACTAAATCAAGTGCTACATCCGCATGTGGGGCTTTGTTTGCGATATAGTATTTTACTTCGGGCTTAAATTTATACTCTTTTGGAGTAAGAATAGGTGCCAGCAATCTTTGCGGTGCTCCTGGTGATCCACTGCCGCTGGATACCTTACTTTCGCTGGCTATTTCCCAAGAGTTAGAAAATTCACCGGACCATGCAGGTCCTAGTTCTTGTAGATCTTTTACTACTCCTTGTGCTGACCGTGCGGCTCCCAAAATGAGCGGCGCTAAAACTGCCGCTTCTAGTTTCTCGGCAAGTTTCATAATATCGTTGCGGCGTCGTGCCATTACTGGGGCCTCACGATTAGGGAGTGGTAAACCGGGTTGTCGCCGCGATAAGTGGTGATGGCGATGATCTTTGCCTCGCGGGTTGCTCCAGCTTGTTGGTATTGGATGCGGTCGGCTTCGGTTGGGTAGTAAGTGCCAAGCTCTCCGGCTCCAATGATGACTTTGAGATCGGTTGTTTGATACAGACCTTCAGCCTCACGAGGACTTACGCGCGTAATAACGGCTTTGATCGTGACGGTGGTGTCGGAACCAGTGACTGCTCCGGTGGTTGGGTTATAGGTGCGAGGTGTTGCGGTTTTGATGTACGTGATGTTTTGGCCCCAGTCGGCGAGGACTGAGGTGGGAATTGGGGCGAAGGTGGTGTCGATCAGGCCCATGTCAGCCTCGACGTAGACGGACGGCGTAGTTGGTGGCGCCACCCATGCAGTAGGCGCCGAGGTAAGTCTGCAGCCAGGGATAGAGATCGAATACGTTGTTCACCATGCCTGGTGTTGTCGAGCTGGACTTGTATTTGACCTTCAGTTCGCCCAGTTCCACTTGGTCGTAGAGGCCAGTGGTGCCGGTGCTGCCGGTGATGGCGTCGGTGTCGTTGGCGAGAGCGCGTGCCAGTTCGTAGGTGGCGACTTTTATTTCTGTTGGGATGACGGTGCAGACCAGTTCGATGCCGTCAACCTCAAAGTCCTCGCGGGGCCACTTCAAGGCTTGGGTTGTGGTGCAGCGGTCGCCGTAGAAGCTGAGGGCGTCGATCCAGCGGGTGGCGCTGATGAGGGCGCGGTTTTTTTGGTCGTCGGTCTTATTTGTCCAAGTGGCTGAGTCTGGGACGGTCTCGAAATATGTGTTTGCAGCGGCCAGCGTCACGTAGCTATTGGCTGACGCGCCGGCAACAGTGGCATCAATGACGGCAGCCACAATCAGTACATCCTTTGTTTGAGTCTAGCGCCAGTGCGTGATTTCCTCTGTTTGGG